GCATGATCTGTCGCTTGATCTTGTTACCGTCCGCATCCTCGTCTTCTTTCTCAATGAACACCCCACCCTGCGCACCGTACGCATAGCCGCGTGGCGGTTCAGGCCGCAGTATCTTGCGTGCCTTGTCATCCACCGTGACTTCGATCACCTTCTCGGCAACCTCGACAGCGTATTGCCGCCCCAGCGCCAAGGGGTTGGTGATCTTGCCCCAGTGTATGCACGATGTACATACACCCGGATTCTCGGAGTCAAACTTAGTGCAGGGGTACGGTCCTTTGATCTCCCGCAGCTTGGTCTCCATCCGGTCTTCCGAATAGGGGTGCATCTTGGATAGCCAGACCACAGCCTTCGGCGCTTCCTCACACTTCTGCGCTATCGACAGCAGCCCACGCCACAGCGGTTCCATCCCATCGTCTGCTGCGTTCTCGATGTAGTATGAAAGCTGACCGCAGCCCGTGCCCTGCTTGGTCTTCTCAAGGATCGTCTTGAACTTCGTGACACTGTTCTCGAACAGCTTGACCGCTGTGCCCGTGGGTGCAGGTGCTGTAGGCCGTTGTCCGGGTAGCTCAATGACGTTCGCAGGCGGCAGAGGTTTGGCCTCGTACGCCGTGCCGATTAACTCCTTGTCCACCAGCGCCATTATGTCGTCGAAGTCGAACAGGTCGCCCTCGTTCATGAACCGCACGTTGGTTGTACCGCGCACCTTCACGCCGTTCTTCACCCCGTTATTGGTGGTGCCGGGGATACGCAGGATGCGTGACGAATCCCCTGTGACGTTCGGATCAATCTGCAAACCTTTGACGAAGCACAGGCGCTTGAATCGTTCGGCCACAGGTTTCCACACCGCTGCGGGCAGTGCTTCTTTCAACGGCCAGTATGCGTGTACCCCGCCGCCTGAATGGATGAACCACGGCTGACCCAGACCAGACAGACCCACCTCATCGGCAAACTTGATAATGGCTTCGAAGCCTGCCTTGGGTGATGGGTATGCCTTGGTCTTGATTACGCCTTCAGCATCAGGTACGTCTTGTGGGTGGTTGCAGTCAACGTCAATCGCAATGCACTTCACCATGTTGACGTTGGGTGATGTGCGACTACCTGCCTCGATGAACGTACCCAGTGCGAAGTACGTGTCGTAGGCGTTGAGCTTGCACCGCGCAATGAATGGTTCTAGTTCTTCTAAAGTCTCCTTGTACTGGTGTTCCTTTTTTCTTGTTGTAAGTTCTACGGCGCAGAAGAAACCACTCCCCTGCGGAGGTAGAACCGCCGCCATAAAGTCAAGCGGTTGCATAGGAGTCCTTTAGAACAGGGAGAGTTGGCGCGGGTCAGACTTGATTGTGTGCTCACCTTCGAAAATAATTGGCTCTAAGCGTGCCAGTATTTCTTTCTGCCAGTCTGCGGGTAGTCCGCCGCGTAGCAGCATCAGGTCAGCGTGCTTGATAAGCTCTTCTGTTGTCAGGCTGGTAGGTTGTACAGATTGCATATTTTTCTCCATGCTTCTTCGGCAGTCTTGGAAGACGCCATGATTTTGGTCATCAGTTCAACTCGCTCTTGGTAGCCGACGAATACTTCCGTCTCACCTGTGAACCAGTTGTACACCGTTTGTCGAGTCACGCCCAACGCCTTGGCAATCTTGGTAACCGGAAAGTCCAGATAGATTGCCCATCGTCCCAACACAACACCGGGAGTCTTTGGCGCGGCTGTGATCGCATCAATTATTTTTTGCGAGTAGGCCATGTAGTTTGTCTGCGTTAAGTATGCGCATGACGCGCTGGTTTCTGCCCGATCTTCCTTGCCGCCGTTGTCCCGTGTCTTCGATGTAGCCTTTATCTAATAGCGCACGGTATCGGGCGGTGATTGACGAGTATGGGTAGCCGCTAAACTTGGCGCGAACTTCGTCGCTGATGCACCCACGCTCACCGAAACTTTTAATGGCCTCATAAACCATTTGTTCCAGCCGTGTTGTGTCAACGTGTTCAGCAGCTTCATGACTTGTGTCAGGATCGTCGGGACGCACAAGATGTTTGGGATCGGTTCCAAACCGCATTTGCTTCTCCTTATAAGTAGAGTGCGGGGTCACTGACACAAACTGTATACCTGAAAGGATGCCAGCCCCCGCTGCCGGTGTTATTAGCGCCACCTCCGGCTGGGCTATTCGGTGTTACTCGTCGTCCCAGTCAGACACGATGTCGGCCAGCTTCGACTTCTTCTCCGGTACTGCCGAAGGTTTAGCCGCGTCCTTGCGAACTTCTGGTTCGGAACCATCGTCCTCGACGACTTCAGCCTTGGCTTTCTTGGCCTTCGGTTTCGCTGGGGCTTCGTCTTCTTCAACCACAGGCGGCTTGCCCGGCAGGGCAACAGGCGCAGCTTTCTGAATGCCATCGGCAGCAGCCACAGTCATCACCACCGCACGCTGTGCGTCAGCAGTCGTGCTTTGCCGCTGCACAATCGCATACTCGTCGTCCGTCAACCAGCGCATCGGTTGGAAGAACAGCTTCGGAGCTTCTGCTTTGGTGTCGAAGCGCATGCGGGTGACAATCTGCTCTGGGTTGATCGGAGGCGACTGCACGGCCAGATAACGAGCGAAGGCTTGCAGCGGACGCTTGTCGCCTTCTTCCTTGCCGAAGATCGACGTTGCTGGCAGCGTAAGCTGGAGCACATCACCAGTAGGATTGTTCTCCAACACAACAGCAAGGCGCTGCTGATACCGACATGCACGGCTGTTGCCGTTGCCGCTGCCAGCGATGTTCTGTGGGCAGGACATGCACGTTGCTGCCTGTGGGGAATCAAGTGATGCGTCTGGCTTCTCGCCATCGTTCGACCAGCAATCAGGGCCAGCAGGATTCTCTGCATCGTACTTCGCCATGTAGAACACGCGGCTGACTTTCGGTGCAGCTTTAACGATGATGACATCGAGATGGCGATCATCAATCGACGCAATCTCTTTACCACCAGATACGAGACGGAACACACCACCTTTGATGCTGACGCGCTTGATGCCAGCGCCAGCGCCACCACCGGTTAGGGCTTTGGCGGTATCCGACAACTCGTTGTTACGAGCGAAGGCAGGGACTTGGGACGGATTGAATAGGGATACATTGCTCATGGGTAGTCTCACTTAGACGGTTTGGTTACACGGATTTCGAACTCAGTGTTCGAGTTTAAGCCGGGCGGTACAAGCCCCGGATTCTCTTCAAGGAACGTAGACATGTTGGTCTGTGCAATACGCTTCTCCAACAGATCAACGACATCGTGCTCGACAACAAACTTCTTGAACGAGTCCCAGTCGGTGGTGTTGTATCGCGTCTTGGTGACCATCGTCACCGTCCCGAAGGCGGTGTTGACCGATCTCACACCGAGCGCCTTCATCTGGTCTTTCATTGCAAAGCGTAGTTCGTCTTGCTGTGCTTTGAGAGTTTCCAGCTTGGTGTCGTACTCTTGGGTGAGTTGATCGATCTCGGACTTGATCTTGCGATAAATCTTCGCAAGCTTGTCCAGTGGTACAAGATCATCGGACATTTGCTTCTCCTGTTATTAAGTACTTTTTTGTCTAGGGTTAGACAGATTACTGCGGTTTTGATTTGAATGCAACCCCCTTTCACGAACGAATTTCAGTTGTAAACATGTCAGTTAGCAGAGTGTTATCTGACACTTTGCTTTCCAACGCCTTGAACATGCGGCGCTCAATCGGACTGCCTTGGATGTGTACTACTGTCACCTTGTCGGAGTCCTGTCCCTTGCGATCAGCACGGGCGATACATTGAATGTATTGCTCAACAGACATCAGTGGACCGTAAAAGACAACCGTATCCGCTGCCGTCAAAGTAATCCCATGCGCCGTAGCCTGCGGCTGCATGACAAGTACGCGTGGGTTTTTCTCAGTTTGAAAACGTCTGATGATCTCAGCGCGTTTGTTGGGGGCGACATCGCCGTGGATGCAGTCGTTGCTGATGTTGCGTTTGGTCAAGTGTGTCTGGATGGTATCAATGGTGCTGCGGAACAGCGCAAAGATAATGACCTTGCGTGAGGTCTCTTCCAGAATTTCTTCCAGCACGTTTAGCCTTGGCGCAGCGTCGAACTCGATGACTTCTTTGTCGTCGGTGTAT